GTTACCGGAGTAAATAAAGACGTTGTTCAATCTACCTATTTTACGACTGTAACTACCACCACTGTTGGAGCAAATAACTTTGCTTATATAACAGCAAAACATGGACAGTCTGTAGCTTTAGTTGCCCCAACAAACTCCAACTCTTATGGAGAGTACATTGGCTCATCTGACGGTAGCCCAAACCAAGTTTTAGTACTAGGAGAATCGCCTGTAGTAGATGGCTCTATTACTGTGTACGTTAAAGATGGAAACACATATTCAAAGTGGAAAGAAGTACCTCATATCCTAGATATGAATCCTAGTGACCAAGTGTTCACCACGTTTACTGACGCAGACAACAACGTTTATATTCAATTTGGTAACGGCATTTCTGGATTAATACCTACTAACTTAAAAGAAATTAGAGCGCAGTACACGGTTGGTGGAGGAACTCTTGGAAACATAAATAGTGGAGTTATCTCTAGTATTGAGTATGTTCCAGGATTAACGACTAATGAATATGCTGCTTTTATTACCAGCATATCTGTAGCTAATGAACAAGTTGCAATTGGGGGAGCTGACCCAGATAGCACAGAAGTTGTTCGTTATATTGCTCCTTTGTTTTTGCGAGCAAACGACCGCGCTGTAACTTTAGATGACTTTAACAGTTTGGCTTTAAATGCTGGAGCTGGTAAAGCAAACTCTGTATCTGGAAATACCTGGACATCAATTACAATGTACGTTGCTCCTAGAGCAGCTGGCTCAGAAAACGATATTGCTCCTGGATATGACCCAGTAACGGGGTATGAAACTCAAGCGTTTGCCGATTTAGAAACTGCTGTAACCGACTATTTAACACCGAGACTTTTAATTGGCACGTCTTTAACTATTCAACCGCCAACTTATGTAGACATCGTTCTTGCTGTTCAATACATAGCTAGACCCCAGTACACTAATTTGGAAGTTGAAGCAGAAATTAAAGCTGCGTTACTTACAGACTATGGTTACGCAAATGCTCTTTTTGCACAAGTAATCCACCAACAAGATATTGAATACACATTAAACGGTTTGAAGTCTGTAAAGATTGGAAAAGTAACCGTGCTTCACCGAGAAGGTGGTTCAGGTATTAACGTATTGACGGGAACCGCTGGAGAAATTTTCCGTATTCAAGAAGCTAATATAAGTCTTGGCCCACTGTAATGGCTGATACGGTAAAAACATTAAATGGTGTATACAAAGCTACTGTTGTAGATATAAACGACCCACAAAAACAAAACCGAATAAAAGTAACATTACAATTTTACAACACCCCTTTAGGTTCTACTCAGAAGCCTTTAAGCACTGATTGGATTCCACAAATTAGTGCTCCTGGATTAAATTTACCGGCACCCGCTATTGGTCAAGGAGTATGGGTTATGTTTCAATCTGGAGACCCAAGCCATCCTGTTTGGATGGGGTCTTTTGGTAAATGGCAAGCTCCAAGTAAAAGAGTATTAATAAAACCTCTATTAAATACAGTTTCTTTATCAGGAATAACGGACTTAATAATCTTGGTTACAAACCAAGACGGAACGCAAGAAATTGACTTAGTAGCAACTTTACTTGCTATGGCAAACAGGCTTAAAAATCACGAAGAACGCATTACATCTTTAGAATCACAAATGACTGGAAAAGCAAGCACTAGCCACAGTCACCCAGGACTTTAGCAAGTAATTAACCTATAAACCCGAGAAAATAGACCGAATAGGTTTTGAAAGGACACTACCGTGCCAAATGTCTCCGCAACGTATCCAGCTGCATTAATTTCTTTTGGAGTTGATGTTGTTGATTTTTCTGACACCGTACTTGCTAACCACATCAACACATTACGTGCTGAAGTTGCGTCTATAGAAACAACCATAGGAGTTAGCCCAAAATTAAGTTCAGGATGGGTTGGGTCATTTACGCAACCTTCTATTAGTTACACTTGGAACACAGTTAAAGACAGATTAAACAATATTGAATACGGGCTTGCAACTGTGTATTCTGCAATAATTCCAACTGGCGGAACAGTCAACCAAGTTTTAGTAAAAAATTCTAGTACAAACTATGATTTTTCATGGGCGGCTGCCCCTGTAGGAGAAACTTTTAACCCACTCTTTCTTATTGGAGCATAACTCGTGTCAAAGTACGGCAATGTAATTTATGGGGGCGCCAGATACGGTGAAACCCCCAATCTTGCCTACTCTGTAGAGCCAATGAGCATACAGGTACTTCAATTTCAACAAGTCTCTGTATCTTGGTTTAACCCAATTGGCGAGTTTAGTCGGTTTAGAGTTGTTAGAAACCAAGATGGTTTTCCAGAAACAGCTGAAGATGGAGTAATTGCATATGAAGTATCTAGTGTAGATGGCTCTAATCTTGCAGGTGTTCTTGAAAAAACAACATTGATAGATGGAGAAGAGAACACATCTCAAACAAACTACATACCTATAATTCCTGGACGTAATATTTACTACAGAGTATTTCTATATAATTCTCAAGGACTGTGGGTTAAAGCTGGTCAAGTTCTTGACGTAGTTCCCGCAGACACTGACGTCACACGTGAGTTAATGGACTTACTACCACGTACACTAGTAAGCGATGTGCTAAGCCCCTTTGGAGTAATTCCTCAAAAAACAGACGAATTTAAAACTGAACTTTATCAATTTTTAGATGGAATGACATTTACGTATGAGCAGTTGTTAACGCAAATTGCTTTGTTACGACCATTCCATAACGTAGACCCAGCAAACTTCTTAACAATCATAGCTGAATCCCATAGCGTGGGTATGACGCCTGAAGAAAATCTTCCTGTAGTAAATCAACGCCGTCTTATACGAGACGCTATTCGTTTATACTCACAAAAAGGAACTGCTTTAGGTGTAAAAAATTATTCTCAATCTTTAACTGGGTTTTTAACAAACATACTGTCTTCACCAAACCTGCTGCTGTCTGTGCAAGACTCTACATTCTATAAAGAAGTAGGAAATTGGCAAACAACAAACGCAACAATCACATCTACAACTACTATGCTACCTAACATATCTGTGAATAATTGTGTAGATGACGTTTACACATTAAAAATTGATGCTTCAGCTGCTGGTAACATCACTCTTGGCTACAACTCACCGGTTCTTTACGGAATACCTATTTTGGCAGGTAACCAATACACCTATTCAGCTCAAGTTAAACGTCCAACAGGCGCTGGTTCTGTTACTCCTTCTATTGCTTTTTTTGACAAAAACGGCAATGAAACTTACACAGTTACTGGTTCTTCAACTGCTGCCGGTAACGCTTGGAAATATGTTAATCAAACAGTGGATGCAAGTGCGGAAAATATAGGGCACGCAAATTACGCGGGATTAAAATTGGCTTGGTCTGCTGCTGGGATATACTATGTTGACATGGTCTGTTTACAAGAAGGTACACAAATAGACTATGACGAAGCGAGATTAACTACTGTACTTTTAAGGCCTTCTAAAACAAACTTTATTAAAAATCCTTCTTTTGAAATTGACGACGTAACATGGCAATACGCTGGGATAACTTTCTCCCAAGACACGGACAACATAGCTGCTGAAGGATTCCCTAGAAGCCATAGCGGTAAATTTACAGCTACAGGCCCTGCATGGGAGTTACTAAACAACTCTGAAGTTCCCGTGGCAAGAGGAACTTATTTTAACATATCTGCGTACGTGTACTCTCCAGATATTACCAGTCTAACAATGACTGTGACCGTTTACGACATAGACCAAAACATTTTAATGTCAATCTCGGAAGAAAAACAAATAGGAACAACTTGGAGTAGAATTTACGTAGGTGGACTTACAGACTTAGAAACTTATGCAAATAGTATCCACGTAAACTTCTCTGGAGAATCAAATGTTGGAGACGTAATATACTTTGACATGGTCCAAGCACAAAACACGTATAGACCAACAGATTATTTTGACGGTTCAATGCCTTCCTCTGTAGGTGTTGTATGGGAAGGTGCCGAGCACAACTCAAGCAGCTTATACTACCCAGGAAAAGAAACAAAGTTCTTACGGTTGGCACAGACGCTAAAAGACTGGATGCCAGTAAATGCTTGGTGGAGAGTTTCTACCCCAGCTGGATTGGAATACACGAACTTAGACGTGTAGGATGCCTCTATGGTTGACCTACTCATATATGTATTACTTTCCGGAATAGCAGTCACATTCGCAATTGAATTTTTTTCTCTTGTGTTGGTCTGGTTCTTTGATAAAGAAAGAATTTATTCCGTATTAGCATTGCCATTAAGTTTTGGTGCGTTAATTTCTATGTATCAAATAGATAGAAGTTTCATCGTAGCTGTTCCGGCAACTGCTTTTTTTGTTTTGTTCTTAAACAAGATGCTCAATAAACCAGTTATTATCAATAACAATAGACGTAATCTTCCAAGGATATAATGAAGATTGCAATTTTCTCAGATGAAAACATTGATGTATCACAAGGCATTGACGAGTTAATCACAAAGTACTCGGAGGAATCACCCGAGATACTTTTTCCAGTCAAGGTCAATCAAGACGAGTTTTCTCAGTCAGTCATTCGCAAATGCTTAGAGAACAAAGTCAAAGTGACTGCGTACTTTAAGAACGCTGCAGGGTTAGACCACTTACTAAAACAGGCAGACGACATAGTCATCTGCGACGACCCGATACAGGAAGTATTGCGCCAACTTAACCCAAAAGATGCTGTTGGAATTGTGTGGACAGATAGCCTTAACGACCACCTGATTCTTCACACCCTTGAAGACTTTGCTTTAGACATTTGGGACATAACAGAAGGCCTTGACCCAGTGGAGATTGAAGACGACCCATTCGTAAGCATGGACCCAGATGACCTGCACGATGCAATACACAAAACGGTTGGGGTTCTTGTTGATATGTTTGCTGCCTACATAGCCACCACGGTCATGGACTCCCTTGGGGAAGCAGTCTTGGAGAACCTACTCCGACAATCAAGGAAAAACATTAAACCGTTTGATGATTTGGACAACTAGCTTATGCTGCCACCTGAGGCCTACACAGCTGACATAACCGATTTCCAGTTCCGACTCTTAGCTATATTGTGCCGCTTAGCGGGCCCTGGAGGGCTCGTACAGGCCTCAGCAGCTGAGCTTTGTGCAGAGACTGGCAAACGAAGCGACAAGACGGTCCGTAGCGCCCTCAAGGGGCTAGAGGCTGCTGGGCTAATCGTCACTGAGTCTACAAAGCGAGCAAACGGTTACCAAGGAAAAAAGATTATCTTGGTAAAGAATTACCGCCTTGTGGATAACGAGCCGGTAAAAAATTACCGCACCTCACCTGACTATCTGACTACTAGTCGTGATAGCCATCCTAGCTATAAGCCATTAGTACCTAATAGCCAAGCTAGTTATAAATTAAAAGAATCTGAAACCGTAGGTTTCACAAAGGAGAT